CGGATCTAATTGGCAATCTCAAGAAGATGTTGAAGGGCGAGGAAGATTTGAAGGAACTCGTTCCTTACTACGAGGGGTTCAAGGGAACGATTGAGAAGATTGAGGCAGACAAGTATTTAATCAAAGGAGTTATGGAACGGGCGGGTCCAGACACGGTTGTCATAACGGAATTGCCGATTGGTAAATGGACGATGCAATATACGAAGGCGTTGGAAGATATGATGGATGGAGGCGTGGACAAAGACGGGAAGAAAGTGGCGCCGACTATCAAGGAGTTCACGTCGTTGTGCACCGAAGTCAATGTGAATTTCACGGTAGTGTTTCCGAAGGGCAAGTTGGACGAGATTGGAATGGAAGGCGCCGAGAAGTTGTTGAAGTTAAGTACGACCATTAAGACGTCCAACATTCATATGTTTGGCGCAGATCGGAAGTTAAAGAAGTATGAGAATGTGGAAGAACTGGTTCGCGACTATTATGCAGTGAGATTGGAGGTATATGGTAAGCGTAAGACTCAATTGTTAGATGCGATGACGAAGAAAACCATGTTGCTAACAAACAAAGCGAGATACATTGAATATAACCTGATTGATAAGATTGATTTGCGCAGGAAGACAGCGGATGCAGTGGACGCAATGTTGACATCGCATTTGTTTGACAAGGTGGATGGGGAGTACAAGTATTTAGTGAAAATGCCGATGGATTCGGTGACTGTGGAAAATGTGGATAAGTTGAGAAAGGAGCGCGACGAAACCGTGAAGGAGCTGGAGGTTCTGAGACAGACAACTTTAGAACAAATGTGGATGCGCGAATTAGATACATTGGAAACCAAGTATACGCAGTATAAGAAGATACGTGAGGATTTGCAGAATGTTGTTCCGAAAAAATCGAAGGTAGCGCCCAAGAAAGTCGTTGCAAAAAAATAAAAAAGAAAGGGAAAAAATAAAAAAGAAAGGGAAAAAATAAAAAAGAAAGGGAAAAAATAAAAAAGAAAGGGAAAAAATAAAAAAGAAAGGGAAAAAATAAAAAAGAAAGGGAAGGGGTCGTAGGGGAAAGGTGCCCGATGGGCACCGACAGTCGGACGCTTTGCGTCCTTAACCGTAGGTCAATAAGTTTACGCCCTACTTTTTTTCGTCATAATATACAAATGTCTTCATCGTTGATTATGCGTTCAAGCCGATTGTGGTGTCTCGGAAGACAACCCATTGTTTATGACAAAACCCAAACTGCATCTGAAAAACAGAACATCAGCACTAAGATGCGTTATGCACAATTGGTGAATTCAGGGGTAAATCGTTCGACGGTTCAAGGAACTTTAGTAAGACCAACGGTGGTTCCTTTAACAAATTAAAGGAAACCTACGGTTTCCTTTTGAACCTTCCCTTAGGGAAACCTTGGATACCTTAATTTGTTTTTATATATTATAAATGAAGAAGCCTGTGCGTCAGCTAGATGGATTTTACCACGTTGAGGGAAAGAAATGGCCCGAGCTTTTCGGGTCCCGTATTCAAGTTATGAACGGAACTTCGTACAAAACTACCGGTGGATTATGTAAGAAGGATTTGTTGATGAACAAGTGGGGGCGTATCGTGAGTGCAAAGAAATACAAGACCGCCAAGAAGGAGAAACGTTTAGAGAAAGCTGGTTATTTTGCCAAAAAGGGCAAGTTCGGCTATGTTAAGAAGAGTGTGAAGAAGAATAAGAGCCAGAAGAACAAAAAATAAAGGGGTAAGCGAAGCGGAACCGTAGGGTAAGCGAAGCGGAACCGTAGGGTAAGCGAAGCGGAACCGTAGGGTAAGCGAAGCGGAACCGTAGGGTAAGCGAAGCGGAACCGTAGGGTAAGCGAAGCGGAACCGTAGGGTAAGGACGCAAAGCGTCCGACCGTCGACGCCGATGGGCGCCTTTCCCTCTTAATAAGTTTTATTTAAGGAGGGTTCAAAAGGGAACCATGGGTTCCCTTTATTTTCTGTATTTAAGATATAAAATGCCCAAGAAAAGTGTAAGATGCCGAAGGAAGCCCGCCGGACGTTGCAGAACCGCCAAGAAGTCATGCCAGTACATCAGCACCAAGAAAAGCCGATACTGCAGACGCACCGTGAAGAAATAAATAGTTTAGTTAAAAATCTAACTTATTTAACAATAAGAATATAAAAAATAGTTTATATTGTTATCATTCAAATGGACTCAAAACATTTAGACGAAATTCTGGAAAAAGTCTCTCAAATTTACAACAAATACAAATCCGATTCTTATATGGAATCCAAAGTCCATAATTATATTTGCAACCAGCTCTCTACGACGCTTGAAAACATTGAGCGCAATCACATGGAGCGCACACAACGAATGGAGGATTTGACTGCAGAACAGTATGCGTTTATCCAGTCTTTCATGTTTCACAACCACTATTTCTATCACCCGAGTACAGAGAATTTTTTCTATTATGACGGCCAAACCTATGTGCAAAACAGCGAGGACGAGGTTCTCTACCACGTACTCTCCTCTTTGAGCCAAGACCGCAATCTGATTTCGTGGAAACACAAGACCAAGGTCTCCATTATGAAACGCATCAAGGACAACCACATTTACCAAACCATCCCGGAATCCGCAACAATCCAGCACGTATTGAACAGTTTGTACCCCGCGGTTTTCTCTACAAAGGTGGAGGCGAAATACTTTTTAACTATTTTAGGCGACAACATTTTGCGCAAAGAGAGTACGATGATCCACATCATTTCATCGTCGGCGAAATCATTGATCAACATTTTGAATTCTTTTAGCCAGGTTTGGTTCGGAACCAATATGATGCAATCGTTCAAATTCAAGTATCACGCGGAACACAATTACTCGCAAATCCGCGTTCTCAATAGTAGCGTCGGCACAATCAATTTGAATGAAATCGGGTTGGACTTATTATGCGTGGCGTGCCACTATTCAAACCGTTATGGAAATTCGGACAATTATTTGGTGAAGCACAGCAACGACGACAAGTTTATCAATTCGGTTCTCTACCTGAAAACAATGACACCCGACATATTAATTGGTATGTTTGCGTCCGAATATATTCGCATGACGCCGGGCAATGCCAAGATCACAACTAAGAATGGCGTTGTTTTGAACGAAATCGTATTTAAGCCGACCCAAATTAGTTGGAAAAACATGCTTTATTTGTGGAAACATTATTTGGAATCGAAGCATTTGCCCAACGTGGTTTTCACAAATAAACTGAAAAGCCGATTGACTGAATTATTTGTGAACCAATACGATGCAGAGACGGATACATTTAATGGAATAAATAGTAAATATTTACCGAGTGTGTGTAAGTTCCTGCAATTCTGGGACGAAACGATGGTTTCGGACAATTCCGATATGGAACTGGAGGTGTCGGAGGTCGCGTCCATTTTCAAATTTTGGTGCGAGAACAACCGAGAACCGACATTCAACATTAGTGAAAAACAGATTGCGGATTTGATTACGCATTATTACCCGGATACCGATATGGAGTCGGACAAGTATATTTATAAGATGCGGAACACGTTGTGGGATAAGAATCTGGATATCCAAATGGCGATGGATGATTTGAAAGATAAAATGGGAATCGTGGATGCGTCCGTAAACCACACGATTTCGTCCTATGATGCCTATGTCCACTATTGCAACTATGTCAATCGAGTTGGTACCCGGAAACGCAGCAATGGAAATATGGCGAGCATTTCTCTGTTGGTGAGCAAACAATACTTTGATAAGGTATTGTAAAGGAAACCTACGGTTTCCCCTATAACCCCTTCCCTTTAAGGCGGAAGGTATAAGCGAAGCAAAAAAACTAACATATAAGGTAAGTCTCCGAGCAAAGCGATGTATAGAGGATAGTTCATAAGCTAACTTACGGCTTCCTTTTTTTACTTCGCTTATACCTTCCTTTAATCGGATGCTCACATTAAAGGAGGGGTTTAAGCCGTCAGGCGCTTGCATCCGTAGGATGCTTAGGCCTTTATAGGGCGTAAGAGAAGCTTTGCTTCTTTGAATACGTAGTTCCCCTAAATAGTTCCACTAAACATACATAAACATTTCTCTACATGTTTATGTAATAAAAGATGTCAAACAAATCCAAAAAATATTTATTAATCGTGGAATCCAGCAGTAAATGCGGAAGTATCGAGACTTATCTCGGCTCCAACTACAAATGCATTTCGTGCAACGGTCATATCCGCGTAATCAACGACCTGAAAAACATTGATGTCAAGGGCGATTTTGAAACGACGTACACCGTGGACCCCGACAAAAAAGCCCATATTTCAAAGATGGAATCTATCATCTCTACATTCCCCAAAGAAAATATCCTTTTAGCAACCGACCACGACAGAGAAGGCGAGGCAATTGCATGGCATATCTGTGAAGTGTTTGACCTACCTGTATTAACCACCCGCCGAATTCTGTTTCACGAAGTCACCAAACCCGCATTGTTGAAAGCCGTAGAGAACCCGGGAACCATTGATATGGATATGGTGCGAGCCCAGCAAGCCCGCCAAGTCCTGGATTTGCTGGTGGGATTCACCATCTCTCCACTTTTATGGAAATACGTGTTCAAGAATAACCAGAACGCATTGTCGGCCGGGCGATGCCAGACCCCCGCATTGCGGCTCGTTTACGAGAATGATCTGGAAGCGAAGACGAAAGCAGAGAACAGTCGGCAAAAACATAGGATCCAGGCGTGTTTTTTCCCGCAAAATCTGATGTTCGAATTGCAAAAAGAATTCGAAACAGAGACCGAAGTGTGCGAATTCCTTTCTCTCTCTGCAACTCATCCACATAAATTCATGGTTTATCCACAGAAGTTGTCGGAGAGAACGCCCCCGAAACCATTCAATACCTCGGCTTTACTTCAACAAGCCAACAATCTGTTGCACATTGGTGCGAAGGAAACCATGGCCTGTTGCCAAACACTCTATCAATTGGGTCATATAACCTATATGCGAACAGAGAACCGCAAATACTCGCCGATTTTCATCGATACCGCGACGAAATACATTTCTGGAAAATGGACGGACAAACACGTGCACCCAACATTGATGGAACTGAACGGGAACGCGGACACAGAGAACCCCCACGAGGCCATTCGTGTGACCAATGTAAATATGCAGAGTCTGGTTCTCATTGGGGATAAGAACACAGGTTCTATAGAACGCGTTTACCGAATGATTTGGCAGAACACTGTGCAAAGTTGTATGGCGCCGGCCACATTCAATGTGATTCCCTTAGAGATCGATGCACCCAAAGACAATTTGTACAAATATACATTTGAAATTCCCAAATTTGGCGGATTCTTAGACGCAGTAGAGAAAACTGTTGAGAAAACAGGTGCAGATAAATCTTCTGTAGAAATCATTTCATCCATGTCTCTACGATTCCAAGCCCTGAAAAACAAAACGGTCAATTACAATTACATCCAGTCGGTGGTCGGATTCACCAACCGCCATTCGCGGTATTCCGAAGCGGGGTTAATCAGCAAGTTAGAGGATTTAGGAATCGGCCGTCCGTCCACTTTCTCTATGTTGATTGATGTAATTCAAACCAGAAAGTATGTAGAGAAAACCGATGTTCAAGGAATTACGGTGGAATGCCACGAGTATTTCTTAAGGGCAGATGAGAAGGCGCCGACCGCAAAACCCGTCAAAAAAACAATGGGTGCGGAACACGGGAAACTGGTGATCGACCCAATGGGTATCGTCGTCATCGAATTCCTGATGAAACATTTCAACGACCTTTTCTCTTACGACTATACCAAACAAATGGAGGAACGGTTGGACCAAGTTGCGTCGGGCAAAGAACGCTGGAACAATGTTTGCAAGGATGTGTATGCAGAGATACAGAAGATGGTGAAAGAAGTCAATAAAATAGAGAAAAAGGTGTACAACATTGATGAAAACTATTCTCTCGTTTTTTTTAAAGACGGGTTCCTTTTGAAACACAAGACTTTGTTGACCGAAGAAGGCAAACCCGTCCTGAAATCGGTGAAGAAGGGACTCAAAATAGACGTTGGTAAACTGGAATTGGGTGGATATACCTATGAGGATTTGGCCGAAACCGAGAGAAGAATCCTGGGAATCTGGAATGACTATGAGATCGAACTGAAACCCGGCAAATTTGGTGCATATGTGGAATACGGGGATGACAAAAAGGTTTCTCTCAACAAACTGAAAAAAACACTGGACAAAATAGTTTTAGAAGATGTTGTTCCGTTTTTGGAAGAAGAAAAGCCGGCGACCACGGTACTACGTGTTTTATCACCGACACTCAGTGTTCGAAATGGAAAATTTGGTCCTTATATTTTCTATAAAACAGAGAAGATGAAAAAACCCAAATTTTACGATTTGAAAGGATTTGAACAAGGGTTTGGCAATTGCGATGCGGAAGAATTGATAGAATGGATTAAGAGCACACACATTAAAAAATAATTAATAAAAATAAAAACTTATAAAAATATGTTATAAGTTTTTTTTCTCTGTATTTATTATAATGTCTAAGATAATAACTGTTATAAAAACAGAAGACCTTGTTGTTGATAAATGTTATAGGTGTCTGAATGATGGAAAATATATGGGAAAATATATTGAGGTATTAATAGTTGGTTCACATGACCAATATTTTAGATATGTGTTTGAAAAAGGAAATGTTGAATATAGTAACCCTGTTTTTAGCGAACTTGACTGTAATGACAACAGTAATGCCGATAAAATATGTTATGACCCAAATAAATTAGAAGATGGTAAATATCAATGCCCAATATGTTTGTCAAAAGAAGGAGGATCTATGAGGATAATCACCCATAATAATAATTGTCCAAATAGAGGAAAGAAATATTGTGGACAACTTGGTGGGCGTAAAAAACACAAATCAATAAAAAACAATCGCAAATCAATAAAAAACAATCGCAAATCAACAAAAAACAATCGCAAAAAATAAAATATTTTATTTTAAATCTTTGATTATATTAAATGGCAGAGTGTGGACAAAGTATCGTGTTCCTAATTGTTTTCTATATTATCGCATTCATCTATGTCAAAGAACCCCATTATAAGTATTTCGGATACATTATGCTAGTCATTGTCTATCTTTTTTCTCTCGGCATCATGTTGCAAAACACCAGTGCAATTACTGCGGGATTTCAACCGTTTAAAGCCGCATTTTTGCAAAATGTGAGTGTGAAAAACGTCTTCATGTTGTTCGCTTTCTCTATTATCGTGTTCAATTTATACAGTTTAGGGCGCGTGGTGGAAGCGTATTGGTTCAAAACGAAATCGATGAAATCCTTTGATTTAAAACTCAGCCAACGCCACAAAAATAATTTGCGCAATTTTGACAACTCGTTCATTGTTGGAAATGTTGCGGCGGCGCTGTTGCTTTTTTCGTTCGTGGGGATTGGCGACACTGGAGTCGAATTTATTGAAAACATCAAAATTGCAATGACAACTGGAAGCAAACCGCCCATTATCTTTATACAGGCGTTTTTGTTTTTTATTTCGTTTGTCTGTGTTTGGGTAGAGACCACGTTCTCTACCCTGTTTGCGAATATTAAGCGTGACTAAGGGAACCTACGGATTTCGCTTCGCTTACCCCTTATGATCCCTCCCTTAAAAATAAAAATTAAAGGAGGGTGCATTATGGACTTAACAATAACTTCAATTACTATGTGTCAATTAAGGGAAGGGGTCGTAGGGGAAAGGACGCTTCGCGTCCGACGGTCGGCGCCCAAAGGGCGCCTTAACCGTAGGTTTCCCTACTTCTCTTATCTCCACCAATAATATATAAATGCAGGAAGTTTATACATTATACATGATTCGCATGATTATGACTGGAATTGTTTTGTTCAGCGCCGTCCATTATGGCGCGATGATTTTTGATTTCAATTTAGCCGAATATTTGAATTTGGTTTTCTTTCGCGTCTTCAGAAAACGCGGCGTCGTCGATAAAGTAATTTACGCTATCTTTGCCATTTGCGCGATAATTCTCGCGTTTGACCGGACCACATGGCTTCCTTTTTTAGGCGAAACCGTGTTGCCTTCTGCCGTGGTCCCGTTGAAAACCAATGTGGGCGATACCACTGTGGATGTCAAAGTCTCTCCTAATACCAAGGTTGTATTTTGGGCGGCCAAACCGGGAGCCAATCCGGAAACCAAAGTGGAGCAGGCTTACGACGATTACAGCAACAGTGGAGTCGTTTTAGCCAATGATTTGGGCGTTGCTACGCTTACCTTTAACAAGGGAACAGAATATGTGGTTCCGTCTGGAAAACAATTGAAGAGCCACGTGCATTATCGTGAGTTCAATGATAAGATGGGGATGATGGGACCGGTTAAGAGCGTCTTTATATAAAGGGATTTTATTTATATTATACATATATAAAATGCAAGTAAAAGCAGGAAAGTATAAATTTGTTATTACTGAAAATCCAACCATATATAATGGCGAAAAGATTGGAACATTTTTTAAAATTGGTGGTATGACAGATAATTGTGTAAACATTTCAGTAGAAATAAAAAATAACGTCGCAGTTTCGGCATCAATGCCTTATGCAATGTATGATGAACAATGTTCTTTTAATGAACCACTTGGTCGTGGAGATGGCTCTATTATTATGGTTAGAACTTTGTTATCACACATAAAAAAAATGTTTCCAGAGTTGAAAGAAGTAAAATTTGATGATATGTCATCAATTGAGTGCGCTACCGAAGAAGATTTTCAAAAAAATCGGTCAAAAATAAGAAAGTCTGGTTCAACTTTAGTACCTATGCCACTTTATTATCTTTCAATTGCTTATAATGGTGAAACCTGGTATGAAAAGTATTTCAATGCAGTTCAAGAAGATATGAAAACCCATGCGATTTATAAAGAAAGAGTTTATAAAATGCTCAATGAACCAAGCGAAAAAATTGAATTTGTTAATTTTTTACGTTTAACAAAAGCTCCAATGAGTATTGCAACAGAACTAGAAGAATACTACTTAAAAACATCATCATATCACGAGTTTTTTCATTTAATTCCGAAAGCAAATCGGTGCCGTTTATTGCGGCCATGGATAAAAGAATTTATGGGTTATTATTTGAAAGGTGTATTTTCATCCAATAATTGGGTTATTCCTTTATCTACTGTAGGTGGTTCAAAAACAAATAAAAAAACTCGCAAAAATAAGAAAAGTAAAAGAATGTTTTATTGTCCAAAAGGATTTATTCAAAATACCAATATCCATTATAACATAGGGTACAATGACGATGACTTCTAAATTTTTTACAGTGCAAAAGTAGGTAGTCTTTTTGTATGATGAAATTAAGACATAAAAACAATTTCATAGTATTTACACAAATGAAATACTACGAAACAAATTACGAGGATTATTTAAAGGCCGTAAAAAATTTCAATCTTCACCCCGAACTCGCCCCTTATTTTGCAAAATTCCCCGCAAATGTCCACAATTTAACCAATCTGATCTTTTACGGCCCACCCGGCGTGGGAAAGAACAGCCAAATGCTGCACGCCATCCAGAAATACAGCCCCAGCGGTCTCAGCCACGACAAGAAAATCTGTATCCAAACAGAGAAATACACATACCAGTACCATATCAGCGATATTCACTACGAAATCGACATGTCTCTCCTCGGATGCAATTCCAAACTGATTTGGCACGACATCGTTCAGCAAATCGTGGACATTGTTTCCGTGAAACCCGAGAAGATCGGCATCATAGTTTGCAAGAATTTCCATTTAATCCATTCCGAACTCTTAGAGATATTTTACAGTTATATCCAGGAATACAATACCAAGTTCTCTGTTATCCAATTAAGATTCATCATTGTATCGGAACACATCAGTTTTCTCCCCAACAACATTTTGGATGCGTGCGAAGTCATCAACGTGAAACGCCCCGAAAAACATCTGTATGTAGAGATGGTGAAACAACAACCGAAAATGCGCAAATACAACAAGGAAACCAATACGACAGAAGACGAATTTGTTCATAAAGTCTCGAATTGCCGCCAGAAAAACGACCGTGAAGAGAATACGTGCGAACTGATTGAATCCACCGATATGAGCACGGTTCTCAACATCAAAGAACTCAATTATTTTGACAAGACGGATGCGATGCCCGACGACGTTTTCAATACCATTTGCGACACGGTCATTGCCCAAATGATGGCGCCGGATAAATTGGTCCACGCCACATTTCGCGACGCTCTCTACGACATTTTGATTTACAATTTGGATGCGGTCGAATGTGTTTGGTATATCTTCTCGCATTTCGTACAGAACGATTTATTAAAGGGGCAAGACGTGAGCGACGTGCTCACGCGGATGTACAATTTTCTGAAGTATTTCAATAATAATTACAGGCCAATTTACCATTTAGAAAGTATTATGCATTACATAATAATCAAAACATTTGGATACGATGAATTACCAAAAGGCCTGTAAAATACTTGAACTTACTGAACCCGTAGACGTCAATGCAGTAAGAAAACAGTATAAAATGATGGCGCTCAAATTCCATCCGGACAAAAACAAATCGCCGAATGCCAATGCGGAATACCAGGAAATCAAGGAGGCGCACGATTTCCTGATGAATAAAAACGATTTCTCTCAACCTGGGTCGTGGTCGGCATCGGTCGCGTCCTTTTTCGAGACGCTTTACAACAATCAGCATTTGCAGAAACGCGTTTTTCATCCCCTGTTGATGAAAATCATTGGGACATGCGAGACCGAGATTTTTGAAAAAATGGATGTGCGTCGTGCCCAAAAAATATATGAAATCCTGTTGAAATACCGGGACTATTTGCATCTCTCTACACAGTTTTTGGAGAAGGTGTGCGAAATCATTGAACAAAAAACGGCAACAACTACTCAAATAACCGAAATCATTGTTCTGAATCCGAACCTGGACGATTTGTTCAACCAATTAGTTTATAAATTAAAAGTGGGCGACGATTATTGTCTGGTTCCGCTTTGGCACAGTGAGCTGATATACGACAAACACAATTTGCAGGTGCAGTGTGAACCCGAATTGCCGGAAAATGTGCAACTGGACGAGTACAACAATGTGCACATCTGGTTAAAGTATGGGATCGGCGAATTATGGAGCAAAGACCGGGTTGAGTTTGGATTGGGCACGCAGACGTTTGAAATCCAAACTGAGTCGTTGCGGTTGAAAAGAGAACAGTATATTGTGTTGGAGAAAAAGGGAATCCTCGTTCCGAACAAAATCAATATATTTAGTGTGAAAGACGTTTCCGATATTTATGTGCACATTGAGATTGAATAAAATATCCGCATATTATAAATATGGAAATTGATGATCATAGTGAGGTCGCAACATTGCCAATCCGAAAATTTGTATCTATTTGTATAATCGGCCACGGATCCCCGGTTAATTTAAAAAACCCTATTTTTACTTCTTTACCGCTTGTTAAGACGCAATATATTGTACCTTTTGGAAACTCGGCATATTTAACGGATAAACAGGAGGATGACGCTTTGAAAATACTTGCAACTAAGCCTCCGAGTAGATTAAATACGATAGCCGATTATATAACATTTACTGACAATATGTATAAACTAGCAGATTCCAATGCACTAAAACAGACGGCATATGCCAAACATTATAAAGAAAAAATAAATCCGCAAAGAGTACTCTCGGTTGAATCGCACAATGGTATAAATAAAAAATTTGTATTTGACGACCCCATCCGTTCCGGAGTGTATATATTGCATCATAATATAAATAATGGTATTCCCACTCCATTTAAATTGAGTAATGAATTATTTCCGTTTTCGGATTCTGCATATCGTGCTACATTGGAAGAGATTATTAACGTTATCAGCAGCGATAGATATTTTAATCTTGGAACACACGATTATATTTATGCAATCGATGCCACGTGCAATGAAGTGGTTTCTAGAAATGACGAAATTGCCGAAACCGATGCAAATAGGGAAAGAGGGAGACGTGCAAATGCGCGGTATTATCAGAAAACTGTTGAAGAATTTAATAAGGAGCCTGAAAAAATGGATAAACCATTTTTTGACCGCAGGTATGTTTACGACAACGGAACCAGAAAGGGTCGTGGAAAAAAGACCCAAAAAGGAAAAAGTCTGAAAAAAAGAAAAAACAAAAGAAGTAAAGTGCTTCGTCCAATTATTTAACAAAGATTGAATAAATGGAAAAATGTTTGTATAATGTATAATAATGAGTGATATGGAGATCGGCAACGCCCCATCTGCAAGGTATAACAAATTTGCGTTTCTATCAAATGATCAACCCGGTTTTAGTGGAGCAACAAAAAATTTAAGTACAGCAGCTCGTGCTGACCAAGGTTTTAGTACAGTATTTGCACCTAGACAAACTGAGGAAGACTTTTTGATTGGATCATTTAAACCCGATAAATTTAACGCACACGATGTGTATGACGAGTTTTTATTATACAAAGAATTTGGCGCAAAAGGTTTTTCCCCAACAATACACGCGGTAATTAGTCGCGGAATTCAAGTCAGTTTGCCCAAATTTTTGAGTCGTATACATCATGATAAAAGCAATATTCTGCAGCATATTACACCAGATATAAATTTTCTAATTGAAAAAAAAGAATGCGACAAATTAATTTTTAAAGTATTTCAACGTGGATATACCAGAGTCAATTACACCAATTTTTTTACAGAACTTCGTGCATTTATTGTGGAAATTGTGAAATCTGGGTATTATAATACAGATATTAAAATTCCAAATTTGTGTATTGACGAAAGAACTGGTAATTTTTTAATGATTGACCTTGACCCAAATTTTGTAAAAAGAATACCAGATGAAGAAAAAAATCCTGAAATGATGCAGCATTATGTAAATTATATGATTTACCAGGTGTATATCTATTTAACAGTTGCATGTAGAGAATCCGTTCATTTTAGCGAGACTGGTATTTACGGTCTTGGTTTGTATGAAATGATGAAATTTATTTGTAAAAAAAACATTGGAGCAAAAAATGGTAAAGATATTTTAGACCCGTTGTATATGTTATATTGGTATAGTAGCCAAGTTAACAACGGCGAATATGATGATTTTCGGACATCTAGCAATCACATAAATATTAAAGATACTAGACCTGGTGCAGAGATTGCAAAGATTGCACATAAGACTATGACATTTTTTAATGATATTGTTTTAAATGCAATCGGTGATGTTCGTATTCCCACGTATACACCCGCTGAAAGTTTCATGTATACTCGAGTTCCTACTCAAACACAACCAATTGCCATAGAAATTATTGATTCTCCGCCACAAAAAAATTCGTTTTTTTCAAATATTCGGAGAGCACTTGGTTGGGGCAAATCTAAGAAAACTTCGAAAAAACGCAAACTGCGAACAATTACTCCTTTGAATATTGAAAACGTGCCGTTTTCAATGTCCAAAGGAGCGGTACCAGTGATGATTTTAAAAAGATCACCCCGCAGGGGTACGGTTTTAAATCTTCGCCGGTATAAAAAAAGACGGAATAAAACACGCAGACACACTTAACTAAAAAAACAAAACACTTTTGTTTTTTTATACCTTAATTTCACCTGAATACAAAATCACATTGGCAATGTTGGCAATAATGTGCAATGTGCAATGTGCATAAGTAGAATGCCAATGAAGGTTTTGTGAATAGTAATAAACACCCAATGCGTAAAAACAAACCGCAATAAACGTGAGTGTATAATATTCGCGCGCATACTCAGCCCCATATGCACTATGCAGTTGGCGCGATAGTGCATATTTTATAAAAAACATATCCAGATAACGCCTCCATGAATAGTCGGGTTTTTCTCCAGTAATTTACAGATGTCAAAAATGCACCACCTGGGTAAATGGACAATCCATAGTATCCATTGTACATGGCATACATAGACGACCCGAGAGATAAAAAAGAAACGTTGTAAATAATTGTATATTGCTGTTCGTGTAATCCATATTGGGTGTTCATCTATAAAAGGATGTTATAATTTGTTTTTATCTTTTCTTTATAAAATGGTCCAGGGTTGAAGATTTACTTATATTTTTGCCCCAGTAAGAGTTGGGCTTTGGCTTAACGGGTTCTACGTCTTCGTTATTGCCTTCGTTATTGCCTTCGTTATCGCCTTCGTTATTGCCTTCGTTATCGTCTTCACCATGAAACATCATTTCTTCCTCTTCCGACGAATCCGTGGCATCATATCCGTGTTTGGCGCATTTATCTTCAAAATCCTGCATTTCAAAATGGCGAATCAGAGTTTTGAAACAGGATTCGAGCATATCGTCGATTTCGTTGCTGGTCTGGGTTTCCGGATTTTCCAAATATTTTCCAATAAGTTTTTTAATTCGGGGTACGTATTTCTGCACTTTCTGATTGTATTCCTCTATCTCTGCGGACTTTTCCGGATTTGCATTTGCTAAATAGTTATTGTATCGTTTTTTGCTGGTAAGCAGTTTGAGCGTGAGTTGGTCGATTGCATTCATTGTATACTTTATCCACACATAGAAACTATCACGCCATTAACGTCGGGGTTCAAAGTGGTTTTATTCAGCTCGACCAAAAGACGTTCTTTGGCGTCTGCTATGTATCGTTGCACCAATTTTTTGATTTCTGTAAATTGACGCTTCGCGCGCCAAATACTCACCATCTCGGCGCTGTTGCATGCATAGCCGTCGGAGTTATCATATATTTTTTGCACTTTTTGTATCAATGCATCCGTGATTTTATCGTTCGGGTTCATGGGAATATGTCCACCGAGCCAATACTTGCCGTTCGACCAAGACGCCTTTGTCTCGGCAATGTAATCGATAACTATGGAGTCGGATGGGGCGAAAGTTGCTAATTCTAAAAAGGTTGGTTCAAACATTGTATTTTGGTTTTATTTTATGCTTTTCTTAAAATAAAAAAAATTTCTTCAATTTTAGGAGAACCTACGGTTCCCCTATGACCCCTCCCTTATAGTCGCTTCCCTTTTACATTAACATAATTACACTTTATCAGAGAAATTATAAATAAAAAAGGAGGGGTCCTAGGGGAACGTAGTTCTCCTAGAAGGGCAACAGAATCTCTTTCCCAATATACTGGTGAATCCCGTCCACAATACTTGGGTCAAATATTTCTTCCGGAAAAGCAATGGAATTGCGACAATCGGGTCTGCAACTGGGCATAATTTCATCAATCAAAAAAACCACGTATTTTTTATCCAATAAATGGCTCAGTATCAGGTCGTAATTGTCTATTTCCAAATGTTGTTCAAAAGTGATGACGGGGCGACACGTATCAATGATTTGATTTGCGCCTAAAATGACTTTGTACTCCATTCCCTCCACATCCAAATGAATGTATCCGATGTTTTCAATCTCTCCATTTTGAAATAAATGATCCAACGTGATTGCGTGAACTTTGTTTCGACCCTGGGTCCCTGGTTCAAATGTGCAATGGTACATATCGTCATTGGTTGACAGCGTTTCCATTTTATTGCTGACTGCGGTTTGGAATGTTTTTACGTTGTCAATTTGGTTGTATTTGCACATTTCATTGATGAAATGGCAGTTCTCTAACGATGGGTCAATTGCGTAAATGGTTTCTAAGCCAACACTACGTTTGGCCCAAGGTATCGTATTGTCCCCTATCCACGCCCCCAAATCAATAATGTTGTTTTTAATTATCCTAGAATTCATCAAATACGTGTGCATCCGTCTAAACAAAACCTCGTCGCCATTCCTGGATGCAAACGCCTGGGAAAACGGGTGATCAATTAATTTTATTGTGGTATTGTTATCATTGGTAAAAATACAACTCATTATATGTTTATACAACATTACATCAGCGATGAAATAAACGAACCCTTATAGGTTTCAATGCCGGTGTGATCCAAATTAATGGTGACATCCGCATAAACGGACCCGCCCATCTTTTGCCATCTGTGGCAAAACATCCAGTCCTCCGAGAAATAATGCCCATCTTCCACGCCACAATCAAATAGGGCAAACGCGAAATCGTTCTCCTTACCCGACAGAAACGATACGTCGTCCACGTATTTGGTTTGGGGGAACGCCTTCGACATCAGGTCAATGACGGTGCGCTTAATCAACATAAACCCGGTTGCCAAATGCTTGATCTTCACCAAATTATTATCGATTTCCAACATATTTGATTTGTGATTGATGTTGTATCGAACCATATTGGTCTGGATGTATTCTTTGTTTGAGAATGCCTCTTTTAATTGCGACTGGGCCTTGCGTTTTAAAATTTCACTAACTGCATTGGGATTGGATGCCAACTTATCAAACTCGTAGTGCTTGATTGGGTAAATTCCACCCACGATGGGCTTGTCCGCCACTAAAAGTTTGAGAATGTCAAAAGGGCTCCATGTAATGTCAGCGTCAATAAAAAGAAAATGAGTTGCGGTAGGGATATTCATCGCCTTGGCAATCAAATTGTTTCGGGCGCGGGAAACCAAACTATCATTACGGCAAAAGTGGACGGTGGCAGTTATACCAAGGTCTTTGCACATAAACATGGTTTGTAAAAGGGACTCTGTGTACGTGACATACATACTACTGTTGTAGCAGGGAGTTAAAATGATAATATGAGGTCTGACCCTTTCAATGTAATCGGTTATGACTTTTGGGATCCCATTCTTTGTTCCAGGTTGCATCTCTGATTCAATTTCTTCTATTTGGTATCGAACGCCTGACATTTATAAGGAATAATGGTGCGAAATCTTTATGCTGTTTTTGAAATAAAAGAAACTGTAGAGTTCACAAATAAGTATTTGAAAAAATAACATTATAAAAAATGTCATTTTTTTGACTAGTCATTAGTCATTGCATTTAACCAGTCATTGCATTTAACCAGTCATTGCATTTAACCAGTCATTGCATTTAACCAGTCATTGCATTTAACCAGTCATTGCATTTAACCAGTCATTGCATTTAACCAGTCATTGCATTTAACCAGTCATTGCATTTAACCAGTCATTGCATTTAGCCAACGTAGGGAGTCGAACCCTAGACCTTATCCTTACTAAGGACATGCTCTAACCAACTGAGCTACATCGGCATTGAATTGTTTTTTATTTTTTGTTTTTTTATTTTTTGTTTTTTTTAAAAAACTGCACTTAAGTAGTCGATATCACTTTAAGCGGAGGTAGCCTTGATGAAGTGGATCTTCAGGTACTTCTGTAAATTGAAGTAAGTGAGGACCTCGTCCTTGCCAATCTTCAAAAGGGTGGCAAGCTTGGCATCGGGGTTGATCTGTCTGCCGGACACCTTGTCCTTGAGACTGTTGGCAGTGATGTAGGCATTGATACCCTTGCTGACCTCAACACGGGACATCATGGTGCCAGCCTCCTTTCCGAGGAAGGTGATAAGCTCATCACTAATGACAGAGGGCTTAACAAAGCCGGAGGGCTGTCTGTTGCCACTGGAAGCCTTCTTGGCCTTCTTGGACTTGGTGGCAGCCTTCAACTCGCGGGAGACCGACTTCTCAAGGAGCTTGTAGTCGGCCTTCATGGAGGAGAGGATGGTGGTGACCTGCTGGATCTTGGAGCCAAAGTCGTTCAACTTGGAAGCAAGGGTGGAAGCATCAACAGTGGTCTCAACAGTGGGAGTCTCGACAGCAACAGGGGCAACAACGGGAGTCTCAACAGGAGCAGGGGTAGCGACAGCCTTAGCCTTCTTCTCGGCCTTGGGCTTCTTCTCAACAACGGGGGTAGTATCAACAGTGACAGTGACAGTGGGGGTAGCAACAGGGGCATCAGTCTTAGTAGTAGTTTTGCGGACCATTTCTTATTATACACTCTATAGTGTTAGTTTTTTAAGTAGTTTTACGCATTTGTATTTATGACACATTGTTAATGCATATTCTGGTGTTGAAAAACATTTCGCCTAAATCTTTTTCAACAAAAGGAAATTCGATAAATCATTATTGCACGATCGAAAAATAGTTTTCATACAACCACGGCAACTGGGTTCGTGCATTCAAAGAAACCAGCGTTAGTCCCGATAAAAAGTACATTGCACCCAGTTGTTTATGCTCATCGTCTAAACCACTGTACACTAAAATTTCAGCCATTTTGACAACCATTGAAACCGTGAGATTGACTTGTCCTGCGCCAAAGACTTCTGGAGAGAAGGGTGAAATGTAGGGGCAAATCCGGTTTCTCAATGCGTGGGGTATGCGGTGCCATAGTTGGTTAATTTTCAGAATCAGATAATAGAGACGGTCTTCGTTCAGATTGGATAACCATTGTCGGTTTGAATAATTACCAAGACTGTCGATGTGGATAAACAAACCGGTTATTCTCTGTTCTAACGGGGTTTGTTGCAATGCCTCATAACGTGCGAAAAAAGCCTGTTCTCGTGTTTGTGGCACTGAATTCTCTGCAAACAGATTGGATGATCCAATGTCTTTAAAGAGGTCGTTTCCAGGAAACAGAATGTTGGTCAATTTCACCACCTTCACCATTTTGGTTCCAAAGGGGACTTTCATGTTTTCTCTGTTGTATGGGTTCTCAAACTTTTTATTTTTGGTCGCCATCGTGCAGAGAGATTTAATATCAAACCCATAATTGACGTTGTGTGTTGTATCCACGTATTTGATAAAATACAAGTATGGAATTTCGTTCAATGGCTCCAAAGTGTAGAAATCGGTCTCATTAACACAGTTCTCTCGAGTTCCTTTTAATTTAATCCAGTTAATAACGAGATGTCGACGGAATGTTTTCTGGATTTTTACGGAGGATACTTCCTTTTTGATTTGATCCTCAATGCGCTGCTTAACGTCGCCTTTGTTTCCGGAAACCCGTATGTTCAAATCTTTTGCATACTGTTTCAGTTCGGGCAATTTGCATTTGGATAAATCTATTTTTGAAATATCTTTGTATGTTTGGCTAACAGGTTTTGCCATCTTAGAAAGCATATTCTATAATGGTTCTATAGAGAATATTATAAATCACTTTTTCAAATATTAATAAGGGAAACCTACGGTTAAGCCCTTTAGGCTTACGCCTTATGAACCCATACTAATATTAAAATTAAAAGATAATTATATTATGGTTTCATTTAAAGGAGGGATCATAAGGGAAAGGGCGAAGCCCGACGGGCTTAACCTTGGTTCCCTTAAAAGGAGTTGAAAAACATTTTGAAAAAAATGGACGCCAAAGAAATCGTAAAATTGAAAAATATCAAAAGCATACTACTGTAATTATAAAATCCAAAACAAAAGTTTTAGAACACATATAAAGCCAAAGCACTATTACAACTATACAAGATAAAATGTCCTCCACTAAGTCTCAACCTATTGTCCTCGATGTTAACGCCTGGGTCCCTGATGCGATTCGCTTCACTCCCCCCAAGGTAAACGATAAGCAAGGAAAGTCAATCAATATTATCAGCAATCAAACCGGTCGTGGTCTTCATATTTCGTCGCCCCTGTTAACTACCTGGGGTATCAGCGATTTCGTAGATCAACAGACCGGAGTTTCCGACGGAAAGTTCAGCATCTCGCTCACTTTCCCCAATGAGGAGTATGCAACCAAGAATTCCACTATGTTTTTAGATAAGATCAAGGCGTTTGAGACCGCGATTTTAAACGAGGCTGTCAAGAACTCCGAGTTGTGGTGGGGTGAGAAGTTGACTTTAGATATTCTTAAGTACAGTTTCTTCCCTGTCCTCAAGTTCCCTAAGATTAAGGGAACCAAGAAGCCTGATTTGTCCAAGAGTCCTACTATCAGTGCTAAGGTGCCTTTCTACGAGAAGGACAACCGATGGAATGTCGAGTTGTATGATACCAATGGCACTTTGATATTCCCCTGCGATAATGACGAGATGACTCCTGCTCACTTTGTTCCCAAGCTCAGTAATGTTGCCTGCGTTTTGCAGTGCGGTGGTATTTGGATTGGCGGCAAGGGATGGGGTGTCACATGGAAGTTGGTCCAAGCAGTAGTTAAGCCCAAGGAGGTAGTCAGCGTATTTGGCAAGTGCCACATCAAGTTGTCTGAAGATGAGAAGCAAACCATTGAGAACCACGACGTCGAGGCCGAGGAGGAGGTTAATTCGGTCCCTGCACCTGCAGCTGTATCAACTATGGTTGAGGACAGTGATGAGGAGGAGGAGGAACCAGTTGTTGTTGCAAAGCCTGCCGCTGCACCGAAGCCTGTAGTTGTTGTTGAGAAGCCTGTAGAGAAGCCTGTAGAGAAGCCTGTAGAGAAGCCTGTAGAGGAAGCCCCTGCAGTTGAGAAGAAGGTTGTTAAGAAGGTTGTTAAGAAGTCGGCTTAAATCGAATGAGTAAAAAGGTAAGTATATATATTTGTGTTTTTTTTCATTTTATTTTACAAAAAATATTCAAATACTTTTTGTAAACCTGGAAAAAGAAAATCTGGAAAAAAAGAAAATCTGGAAAAAAAGAAACCTGGAAAAATGCTTTTTTTGGAAAATGCTTTTTTAACAAGTAATAATATAATGAAGGGAACAAACAAAAAGAAGAGACGCAATCTAAAAAAAACAGCCAAACAATTGAATTGCAGTCCGCTCGTAAAAAACAAAAAAGTGGTTTCCAATTCATGCATGACATCCGATGTTCTTTTAAAGATTCGCGACGAATACAACAAAGACCACGACAAAAAAATAGTAGCAACAAAACCCGCGCTCATTTGGCACGAACTCCGGATGAAGCTGGATACCAAAGATGAGAGAAAATGGGTGAATGAAATTGACGACCCCAAGTTGCGCGCTCAAATCAAAAAACAGCTTTTTGCCCCTGAGTCCCCACCCGAATGGTTGAAAAATCCCAATGAATGGCTAACCAATTATGACATTGATATGGTCATGGAGCAGTACGAAATGGAAAACAAAGATTTCAAATATTTAGGAACAACCCCGATTGATTATGATTATATTGTAGACACTAAGTCGCACACGTGCGTTGAAGACGACCTTTGTAAATTCAATTTGAAAGAACAGATGAGTCATGGTAAACGCAGATTTGCGTCCGTGTTCAATTTAGATAAACACGACCAGTCGGGATCGCATTGGGTGTCGGTCTTCATTGATGTCAACAAACGCATCATCATGTTTTTCGATAGTGCTTCAGGTCCAGTGCCAAAGAAGATAACCGAGTTTGTTAACAGTGTTAAGGAACAGGGATTGAAACAAAACATCGTGTTCAAATACATTGCGGGTAAAAAGAGACACCAAAGTGGCGGAACCGAATGCGGGGTCTACTCAATCCATTTTATTATTCAGATGTTGACGCAACCGGATAAAGCCATGCAGATATTCTTATATGGAAAAATTCCAGACAAAGAAGTAGAGAAATACCGGAAAATATATTTTAATGAGCCTGAAAATGTATAGTATTATATATACAACAGAATGGTTAAAACAGCTAAAAAAAATAAAAGAAAAAAAAGAAATAATACTCGTCGCACGCTTACTGGTCGCACGCTTACTGGTGGCACCCCAACCTTTATAGAGGTGGACGGCATATATAAAAACGGTAAAATGATGAAATACACGGTTAAACGTACCAAAATGAATAAGAAACAACAAGAAGGGTATGCAAAAAAGCATAAAGTATTTTATCCTTTAAACAAACCTTCCAGATTATCTGATATTTTAGATATTGATATCAAAAAAATGAAATTTTTGACCAGACCTATTTTTTCACCGTCAAACCCAGAGAAAAATAGACCAGACAAAGAAGACTACCAAACGGTTTCGATTAATAATAAGGAAGACATCGAAAATATTGAAATAACAAATAAAATCATTAAAAACATAATTGATGACGTATCGACCAAAAATATAAAGTCAAATAATCAACAAAAATACGACAATGATATACCTAAGTTTATCCAGGAGTATAAGAATTTTATTAAAAATAATAAATCAATGCTTTTGAAAGAAACAAATGAAACCATAGGTTGGAAACTACTGAATACGCCCATATTTTTAAACAAAATTGGGACAAAGTATGGATTTATTAGCGCCGAATTGCCGGATTTGGAAGAACTTCAGAAACAAATGGATGCTCCTCCAATAGCAAAAACAAATGGTGTACAAACTAACACAAATGTATCAGCGGTAAATGAGGAACCCGCTATCATTGTTCCCGAACATATTCGATTTTCCAAACGATTAAAACAGAAAATTGCTGATGCAACTAAATAATAATAAACGCCCTTTCTCTCGAGACTTTGTGTGGAAACATCCAATTTATAAAGTAATATGCGCCCGCGGTTTTTTCAAGGAATCCGCTCATTATTTGCACAATGGTTTCATTGTGGCCGATGTTGTCAATCCATATCATTTTGTAATCCAGGTTCTGTTTTTGCAATTTGCGCAAACATTCTGTGAAACCCTGGAAAAATAGATCCGGCGTGAGTCCATTGTTTATAGACGCAACTAGGCGGAGTCCTTTTTTTACCTGAATTGCGGTTTTTTTAAGGCTTTTTTTTTTTAAGTCTTCGTTTAAGGCTTCGCCTTTTTCATAGAGTGTATGCGCATCCTCTATGAAATACATCGCCAATACATTGCCTTTTTCGCAAAACGCATACACAAACAATATCTCTGCATCAATCCTGGATTTGATTGCGCCAATGTCAATGGCAACCACAAAATCGTAGAGAACATTCGGTTTGAATAATCCGTGCAATGTATCAAACATAATCGCCCAGTTTTGCCGATACACCTGAACAATGTTGCGAACCTTTTGTTTTGTCTTACTCACATTTATTTGGAACAAACTCGTAGAGAAAGTAAAGATGGGAACCGCGCCTTCGCATTTGCCAACATCCTTTTTCAAAAGTCCGATGCGGACGTCTGGATTGTGTCTTCGCACATTGTAGTCGTGGGTGGATATCAGGTTGCGACTGATATTTTTGGATTTATAGGCACGATCAACAGAGATATACGTCAAAAAATTTGCGGGTTTAGATTCATTGGCCGGATGATAAAATGTGCGCACAGGATACGAAGCGATGCAACCCTTAGGTTCAGGGAACAATTGGATTTCCACATTGGTGCTCAGAATATCAAATTGTTTTTCAGAAGACTTCCCGGTAGAGACATAGTTTTTTTCATTGTAAAACGAGAGAAAGGGGGTGTCGAAATGCCCACTAAAACGGGCTTTCAGGTCTTTCTCTACGAGTGTGTATAAAAAATCATCCGCTTCAATGTAAAAACACTGGAGCAGTTCTGCAAAATATTTTATATAGGTGTCGTTCAGTTCATGATAACTTATGGTTTTTATTTGGATAGCATTAGAGAACTTGTTTTTATAGGGGAAAAGTTGCATTTCTCTGCTGGTTCTTGAAAAAACATTGTGGTAATCGTAGGTGTGATATACCGGCATGTGTGCCCAGAAAGGATATTTGATGCAAATATAGAAATACCGGACGACCAAAAATAAAAGTATTCCATAAAATACAATCTCTTGGACATACATTTTTCTCTATGCACAGATTCTATTCTTGCAAAATTGAACTTATTGGGGGGAAACAAAATGATAAATATAAAATTATATTACTTATCATTTATTGAAAATGCAAACACGAAGTCAAACCAGAAACTTATTACTTGCGCAGACTAACGCTTCAATCAATGAGGCACCGACCAAGGTCTTAGAGCCGACCAAGGTCTTAGAGCCGACCAAGGTCTTAGAGCCGACCAAGGTCTTAGAGCCGACCAAGGTCTTAGAGCCGACCAAGGTCTTAACAAAGGTCTTAGAGCCGACCAAGGTTTTAGAGCCGACAAAAGTCTTAACAACAACCCGAATTCTTCCCGAGTCTATCAAAAATGTCTTCTATGAGTCCGAATACACATTGTATATGCCCCAATATCTACAAAAACCATTGGACATTGATTTCGACGAAGCAAGCGAGGCGTGGCGAGCCAACAAAATCTCCATTGGAAATGGCCAGTACAAATACAAGAAACGGATTGCGACGATAAAGATGTAAACGAATTAGTTTTTATAAAGTAGAGCAGCAGCATATATTTTAGCTAATGTATCTGAGATAGGTTTTCCCGAGTTTTCAACTTCCGCCATATAAGATTTAATTTTGTTTGTGTATTTTTCTTGCATAATTGTATATAAATGAAATCCCATACGTGAAGGACGTGCGTCGTCCAGTTTTTTTTTCTCTTCACCTTTCATCGCGTTTATTTGCTCCATTGAAAGTTGGGTCTTGGCCTTCTCCGAAAAATGAATGGTTCCTGTTCCGCGATTTGGTTCTCTATCTTTGTCTTTTTCAAAATATATTTCTTTAAGATCTTCTTCTTTGGCTTCTTTTAAATGAATATGCGGAACAGGCACCAAATCAAACCTGGATAATTTTCTTGAAATGTATTCTGTAAAAACAGAATTTGAATCCCAATATCCGCCGCCAATTCTTAAACTCAACATTGCTTGCCATTCGTATAAAAAATAATTCAAAAACTTTCCAAATTCGTATTTTAAAATTTGTGAAATATCTGTTGCAAGTCTTTGATATCGAGTATCAATTTTTCCGGGTTCAAGATACTTATTTTTGTTAATAAAATCATCAATTGTTATTGAACTTTTTTGGTTAAACAAACTTTTTTCACTTTCGTTAAGTGTGATTGGATAATCACCGACTAAACTGCTAATCCATATTGGTTGTTTTTGTGCGTCGGCCATATCATCACGGGTGTTCATAATAAATCCCATTTTTATCAAAAATCCGTCTGGTTTCTCCACTAAATATTCGGGCATTGTTTTTTTATCCTTTATACCGACAATCGGAAACCAAGACCCTGTGAATTTTGTAGAATCCAGGTTGCTCGTTCCAGTAGTTCTAAAGTAACATATATTGGGAGTTGGCCATAAATCTTTATTATTGACTGGTACACTTACCAACAAACGAAATAATTTGCCATCCTGATTCATAATAAATGGTTCAATTGTTGATTGTACAGAAGCACTAGCTACAGAAGCACTAGGTACAGAAGCACTAGGTACAGAAGCACTAGCTACAGAAGCAGTAGTAGGTGCTAAGTTTTTCATTAGTGGAGCAGTTAATAAACCGGTATTTGCAAAAGCAGTAGGTACCCAAGCATTTGCAAAAGCAGTAGGCACAGAAGCAGTTGCAGAAGCAGTTGCCAAAACTTTTAATTTTTTTTTTGTTTTTGAAGCGGTTTTTGTTTTTGAAGCGGTTTTTGTTTTTGAAGCGGTTCTTGGAGTTCTTGCTGAAGCAGTTGTTGGCGTTCTTGCTGAAACACATGATGACAAACTTTGTGTTTTTAGTGTAGTACATTTCCGTTCAAGTTTCGCGCGTTTCAGTGGTTTAGGGTCTTCATCGAGTTTCGGTGGTTTAGGGTATTCATCGCGTTGTCTTTTTTTCATATATATTTATATATATATATAATGTCGCAAAGACAAGCTAGTGCAATTAATCCTACTTATTATTTATTTATGAATAGTGTTCGTAATTCTAAACTCGATATCAATTCAAAAGACAAAGATGGTCAAACTGCATTAATGATTGCAACCATGTATAATTATGTTGACACATTAAAAAAATTATTGAAGAATGGTGCTGATATCAATGCAAAAAACAATGTTGGTATGAGTGCATTGATGATTGCAACCAAAGAGAATGATTACAATATAGTATATCTATTATTGAAGAATGGTGCTGATATCAATGCAAAAGACAATGATGGTAAAACTGCAATAATGTTTGCAACCGAAAAACGTTATATTCCTATACTAAAACTATTATTGAAGAATGGTGCTGATATCAATGCAAAAGACAATGATGGTAAAACTGCATTAATGATTGCATGTGAGAATCCAAATAAAATACATTCAACTGGATTAGTAGATATTTTGTTGGAGGCTGGTGCCGACGTTCGTTCAGTTGATAATAATGGAATCACCCCATTAATGTACGCTTTGAAAATTGGTCCAATGCCTGCAAGACCTCGTCGTGAAAATGAAGATGAAAATGAAGATGAAAATGAAGATGAAAATGAAGATGAAGATGAATATCAAAATAATTATGAAGAATCTCTTAGCGGCATAGTGGATAAATTACTGGATGCAGGTGCCAACGTTAATGCGGCTGATAATGATGGAAAGAACCCATTAAAATACGCTTTGGCAATTAATAGAAACATTTCTGAAGATGCACTTGTAGGAATAGTAGAAACTTTATTGTTTAATGGTGCAAACCGAGATTCAATCGGTGTTCGTACTGATTATCCTCAAGACATATATGACAGTCTAGTACGAATGTTGTTTCCAGTTGGAGTTCAACCGCAAATGCCAATCAATAATTTGCCAACCGGCGTTGCATTTGAAGTTCATAAATTCTTTAATGATTTTGAATTTGATGCATTTATGGAAATTATAAGGAGTGAACTCGGAAGGCGTGGAATTAGCCTGTCAACATCTGGAGACGAATTATTGGAACCAGTTATTAATTATGCAATGGATAAACTACCAGAAAAGGTGGATGAACTTAATAGAATAAATACAAGAATAAAAACGTATAGCGCCAAAAATAAAAGAGCAGTTCAAGATACTATTAAATACATTTTAGCACAACCTGAAGATTTTATAAACCAATACATTAATAATTTTATAATTGACTGTTTGAAAGCATATAATCGTGGACATTCTGAAAGTTGTATTGCAGGCCAATATGAAAGAGTTTTTTTGTCATTACATCATGTTTTTTTTACAAAGTGTACAGATACAGATGAAAAAGTGTGCCCTCCTGATTACCGCGAATTACTACCTTTATTTCCACCGGATTACGATGGTATATTTAAAGAATGGTATGATAAAGAAGACCCTGACAAAGATGGATTTGTTCAAATGACCAAAGAAGAAAAAAAAGAATATTTTATTAAAAAAAAAGCAGAATTTCGTAAATTTATAGTTAAAACAATTGAGATGGATAAACCAGGAATTGATAAGTATTTAAATAAAATTGTTGACGGAATACCAATATTTGAAGGTTTTTATTTTAGTATGTATGGTGAAGGTAAACGCAAAAAAAATAAAACAAAGAAAGGCATTTTACGCAGAATTCATACAAAAAAACATAATAAAAAATCCACAAATAAAAAGTCCACAAATAAAAAGTCGACAAATAAAAAGTCTAAAAGAAAATAAAATCATTTATTGAATTTCCTAATAATAAACACATCAAAATCGCTCAAAAAATCTTTCCCATAAAGGTCGGATGAAATAGACCGATAATGGTCCGATGAAAGATGCCGATAATGGTCAATGTATTCATCTGGCGTGAAATCATGGTCCACCGTGAAAAGCGTCATTCGGATTTTTTTCTGCTTATACCAATATGTTTTGCGGATACTTTTTGCATCGTCCTCCTCCATAAAATCATTGATATAGTCCTTGAATGAACGCTTGTCCATTTTTTGCACATTCTCTTCGTGGTCTTCCACTTCGTACATGACTTTTTCCATTTTTATTAAACAAAATAGTTGGAAAATCTTTATTCTCTTTTTAAAAGTATACGACGCAAAGTATACGACGCAAAGTATACGATGCAAAGTATACGACGCAAAGTATACTTTGCAAACAATATAAAAATATTTTTCTATTCTATTTATTCATAGAAAACATAAATTTTAAAATGGTATTAACAACAGACAACAACAATTATACAAATGATTCGAAATATGAAGAGTATTTCAAATTATTTAATTATGAACTCAGCCCTTTTCAGAAACACGCAATCCAAGGCATTGTGGATGGGAATCACGTATTGGTTACGGCGGCGACCGGTTCCGGAAAAACTTTGCCCGCGGAATTTGCAATCCGGCATTTTACGGGTTTGGGTAAACGCGTCATCTATTGTTCGCCCATCAAAGCACTTTCCAATCAAAAGACATTTGATTTTACGCAGAAGTATCCGGACATAACTTTCGGACTATTAACCGGCGATATTAAAACAAACCCGACTGCACAGGTTCTCATAATGACAACCGAGATTCTGATGAACCAATTATTCACCCAATCTGCAAACCGAACCGAATCGTCGCTTTCCTTTTCAATGGACATAGAGAACGAATTGGGGTGCGTGGTTTTTGACGAGTTCCATTACATCAATGACGAACACCGTGGCCACGTGTGGGAACAATCCATATTGATGCTTCCGCAACATGTGCAGATGGTGATGCTGTCGGCGACGCTAGATGACCCGGTCAAGTCGGCGCGGTGGATTGAAGATCGAAACGACAAGCTTAGTAAACAGGTCGTGATTTGTTCCACCGACAAGCGCGTCGTGCCATTGACCCATTATTTGTATTTGAATGGAACCGAGGGTTTTTACAAGAAGATGAAAGACAAAGAGACGGAAGCCCGATTTCGCAAATCCGTGGACAAATGTTTGCCCATCCGGTCAGCCGACGGGGTTTTCAATGAAACCACATACAAAGAAGCCAAAAATGTTCTGGATGCATTGTCTGGAAACGACGTGTTTCTCAAACGCAAAAACGTTTTGAATAATTTATTTGCCCATCTGAGAGACCAAGATATGTTGCCTGCGATTTGTTTCGTTTTTTCCAGAAAAGCGGTCGAGCAGTGCGCCGAAGAAATCACTGTGCCTTTAATTAATGATGACTCTCATAATCCGCATTTGGTTTCCTTACAGTGTGAATCCATTCTGAAACGTCTGCCTAACTGGAGAGAATACTACGGACTGCCCGAATACCAGAATTTGGTCAGACTTTTGGAGAAGGGAATCGGAATCCATCATTCGGGGATGGTGCCCGTGTTGAGAGAAATTGTAGAATTCATGATTTCCAAGAAATACATCAAGGTTCTTTTTGCAACCGAAAGTTTTGCCATTGGTCTAGACTGCCCCATTAAGACCGCGGTCTTCATCAATTTGAAGAAATACGACGGCGGAGATTCGCCCAGATACCTTTTGCCCCACGAATATACACAGATGGCAGGTCGCGCAGGTCGCCGAGGCATTGACACAGTGGGACACGTGGTCCATTGTTCAAACCTTTTTGAACTCCCCTCCATGACCACTTACAAGGAGGTCTTGTGCGGGCTTCCGCAAAAACTGGAAAGCAAGTTCCAGATTTATTATTCGGTCATTTTAAATCTTTTCAAAAATGCGGAAAAAGTATCGGTCAAAGACATTGAGAATTTCATAATGAAATCCATGTTGCAAACCGAAATGAATAGCGTGGTTGCGGGATTGTTGAGAGAAGTGGAAGAAACGGAAAAGAAGATTTTGCAGAAAGAACAAGGATTGGATAATTTGAAAACGGCAAAAGAAACACTCAAGACCTATTCGGAATTGTTGTCAAAGATTGAATTCTCGGCAAACAAGAAGAGAAAGGAGATTGACATTAGTATCCGTAAAATGTTTGCAGAGAACCCGAATTTGGAAAAAGACTACGTTTTCTACATTGATTATTTGCGATTAACAAAAGCGCTGGACGATACTCGATCCAGATTGCGTGCAAACCAACGTTATATCGTAGACAAAGTTGAGCGACTCCTGCGAGTATTGGTAGAAGTGGGTGTTATTCAAGAAGTAAATGAAACCGAATACATCCTGATTGCCGGAGTGGTTTCCGAAATAAACCCGATTTTAATTAACCACATCCTAACTAAATGGAACCATTTTGATGAATTTGGATCCAATGATTTGGTTGCCTTTTTGAGTCTTTTCACGGATGTGCGCGTGAACGAGGAATGCCGAATTTACCCCGGGTTTTCAAATTATTGCGACAACCCTTTTATGAACGATAAAATCAAATCGTTTGAATATGCGCGGACAGAATTATGGAATACGGAAGTGTCGCACGGAATTCATATGAAAGACTCAGGATTAGATGGATTCTGCTATGAGATGGTGGATTTTATGTATGATTGGTGCGAATGCAAAGACGAAATGGATTGCAAGGCCGTCATTGCACAAATTGAAATGTTTGGAGTGTCGATCGGGGATTTTAACAAAGCCATTTTGAAAATATCGACGCTGGCACGCGAAATTATGGGTATGTGTGAGACAACTGGTAAAGTAGACTTGATGCACAAGTTGTCCAAAATTGATGGGCTTATTCTTAAGTATGTTGCGACAAACCAGAGTTTATACCTGTAAGGGAACCAAGGTTCCCTTATGAACCCTCATTAAATGAAACATATTAACAACAAAATTACGCCTTTTTGCTTTGCTTAAGGGAAACCTACGGTTTCCCTATGACCCCTTCCCTTAAGGGAACTCGCTGCTTCCGCTTTGCTTAACCCTTATGAACCCATGCTTAAAAGGGGATTATAAGCTTTATCTTTAAAGGAGGGGTCATAGGGGAACTACGTTCCCCTAACTTACTACTTGTCTGAAAAACAAATTAACTTGGTCCACATCTGCCCCCACCACTGTCATGTCTGGAATATAACTCAAATTGCCCTTGTTAAAACACAGGATGGCGGGGATGCCATTAATTTGGCGTTTTGTTTTTAGTGCGCCATATAAATCAAACGATTCGTCCACATCAATGGTTGCACATCGAACGGTTGCAGGCATTTTGGAAAACCATTGATTCACGAGTGGTTCAATGACTTTGCAAGGTCCGCACCATGTGGCACCAAATTTCAGAACAACTTTTCCTGGGTTTTGACGAAGTAATTCCTCAAAGTCAGAACGACTAAATTCTTCAACGGCGTGAGGAACAACTCTTTGCGGGGAAGTGAATTGCATTATATATATCAAATATGCATTTTTATTTGATATATTTACGAACAATCTGTTTATTTGGGGTTAACGCAGTTTCCCTTTTCGTTTCTGACCTTTCCTTCTGGGCATTTTTTTCGGCATCGACCCGTTTCCGGATTTAATTCTTCGTCCTCTTTACACTTTTTTACCTTTGGTTCAGACTCTTTTACCTTTGGTTCAGATTCGTTTACCTTTGGTTCAGATTCGTTTACCTTTGGTTCAGATTCGTTTACCTTTGGTTCAGATTCGTTTACCTTTGGTTCAGACTCTTTTACCTTTGGTTCGTCCTCTTTTACTTTTTGTGTTTTGTTTGGACTTTTAGCCTTTGGTTCGTCCTCTTTTACTTTTTGTGTTTTGTTTGCGGTTTTAACACACTTTCCTTTTTCGTTTCTCGCAGTGCCTGGAGGACACACTTTTCGGCACCGACCCGTTTCTGGGTTTATTTCCTCGTCCTCTTTGCATTTTTGTGTTTTATTAACCTTTTTGTTGTCCTTTTTTGGAGACGAAGATTTCTTTAACGACGATTTCTTTGGTTCAGATTTCTTTGGTTCAGATTTCTTTGACGAAGACGAAGACGACGACTTTGATAAAGACTTTTTGTATTTTTGGTCATATTCTTCTTTTCCATAAACATTGATAAATTCATCTTTTCCAAACACTTTTAAAAAATCCTCTTGAGCAGGTGATATTGGGTCGACCTTCTCTGGTGATAAAGACTTTTTGTATTTTTGATCATATTCTTCTTTTCCATAAATTGTAATAAATTCATCTTTTCCAAATTTACGCAAAAAATCCTCCTGAGGTGGTGATACTGGTTGAAATTGTGGTGATTCGGTCTTCGGTGATTCGGCCTTCAACGATTCGGCCTTCAACGATTCGGCCTTCTTCAACGATTCGGCCTTCAACGATTCGGCCTTCAACGATTCGGCCTTCTTCAACGATTCGGCCTTCTCCGTATTCGTTATTTCTTCATAATATATTGGTTTTTTTTCAAAAGTTTCCATTTTTGATTGATACGCATTTAATAAAAGCTCAATATGTTCCTGAATTTTTGCATCTACGGTTGATTTTTTATCAAAAATCGGCTTTATATATCCAACATTAAATTTTTCCAAGTTTTCTTTGGATTCAATCGCAGAAATTCGCTCAATCAATGAATCAATTCGGTCTATCCATTTTTGGTTCTTTTCCGTATTTTGATTCTTTTCTGCTTTTTTGGTCTTTTCCGTTTTTTTCTTCTTCCAATCAAAAGGGGCATTTTCATATTTTGCATCACTCGGTTTCTTTCCGAGATTTCGCGCTTTCCTGCTCATCTCTTCCCATTTATCTGGATCCATAACCATAGAACATTTCAACTTGTATTTGTGTCCAACCTCGACTGGGTCCCAGGTTTTGGGAGGTTTATTCGACAATCCAGAAATAATCTCTTTAATTTCCGGATGTTTGTCATAAACACTATCTTTGTAGTGCATAACTGCATGTTTCTTAATCGCATATTTCGGATCGGGATTTTCCAACCAGTTTATTCCAGTTTCGTCAACCGGGTTTTTAATAATATCAATGTGTTTGAATTTGGTTTCGTTGAAATGAAAAATGACAATTTCATCTTTGGCCAATCCGTATTTTTTGATAATATGCGGCTTTGCGAGAAAATGCGATAGATTGTACTGAATCGGCATATTGAAATATGAATTGTTCACATACTCAAAGAGGGTTTCGTTCGGATATTTGCAGGTATGTTTGACAACATCTTTGATTTTATCTCGGTATGTTTCAAACAAACGCATACTCGGTTTAATCAACATAACGCCACCATTGGTTCTTCCCATTTCATTGCATTTTGAAAGAACGTCTTTTGGGTCATTTTGTATCGCATCGTTGGTTTTCAGCAGTTTGTCGCCGATATGGTATGTCAGGACGGCGGGGCCATTCAACGCAAAAATCGAATCCAAATCGCGCATAATAACCATATCGGATTCAATGATGCATATGGATTCGTACTTTTCTAAAGTATATGTGAAAATAAAATTGCACGTTCTCAGTGTGTTAAAATTGGAATAACCGCTTTCGAAATTGACGTCATATGTTATCCCTTTATCATCATATGGAATTACTTCGGTGACAAGTGGACGAACCGCTTCCACAAAGGACGGCGGGGTGTCATTGACCGAATATAAATAGAGAATATCATTTTTTGTGTATTTGCGCAACATTATGAAAAAGTAAAGTTCCAATTCCAAATATACTGGATTGCTTCCAAAATGAATTGTTGCAAATGCATTTTTACTCATATGTATATTATATATAATATACATATTATATTGTGTGGTGGACAAAAAAATTTATGTAATATTTGGAGTGGGAATATTTGATTTCTGACTCAATTTTTATATTCCCGTGTTTGCAAATTTGCCGGACAATATTTGTAAAAGAGGTGTATGTGAATTCTCTCTCTAAATAAAATCGCTTTGACAAAAAATAATACTCCGTTAATTCATCTATGAATGGCTGTTTCAAATCCATAAACAACAGCTTCTTGTATGCATTCAAATCAATAAAATAATATTTTTCCGTTTTCAAACAGATTTGTTCCAAAAGGTCAAATAATATGTTATTGGGTATTTCGCGTTTAAATATTTGACAGAGCATTGTTGTATATTGCTCTATATATTTGTTTTATATAAAAATTAAGGGAACCGTAGGTTAAGCCCGTCGGGCTTCGCCCTTTCCCTTATGATCCCTCCCTTATAATTTGATTGTTTGGGTGAAACCCCTACAGTTTCAGCAGGTAAACTACGGTTCCGGTTTGCTTATTCCTCTCTTTTTGTATTTTATTTATATAAAATTTGAGGGGGGGGCAAGGGGGGGCTTCG